TTGATGAAGGATCATCTCAATCATCCAGAAGCAGAAGATTTCTATCGTGCTGTAGCATTCTACATTATCAATAAGTGTAGTTTCTCTGGGTTGACTGAAAGTTCTTCTTTCTCACCACAAGCAAGTATCAATAATTTTTCTATGAATAATATTGAAAAACTTCCTGGGTATGGTGAGATTATCAAAGACTGGAAGATTACTAACCATTCGTATGAAAAACTATTGACCGATGATATGGGTGTATTTGTGTATCTGGATCCTCCTTATGACATTAAGGATAATCTCTATGGGCGTAAAGGATCAATGCACAAAGGATTTGATCACGATAAGTTTGCTATTGATTGTGACAGGCACCTTTGTTCTCAACTGGTCTCATACAACAATTCCAATCTCGTGAAGGAACGTTTTAAAGAGTGGACAGTTGGTGAATTCTCACACACTTACACCATGAGGTCCACGGGGTCCTATAATACAGATCAAGCAAGTCGGCACGAACTGGTGCTGTTTAATTATGAAGTGTAAAGTTCAACTGTATGTTGGTGGCAAAGTCTTTGACGAAATTGTTGAAGCAGTTAATTACCAAGATGCCAAGCAAACTGCTCTGGCACGAAATCCTAAAGCAAAAGTTGTTAGTGTAACCTCTGTTCTATGAAGCATGAATTAAAAGACTATCTTTATACAATTAACCAATCAAAACAAAATCTTTTAGAAGAAGATCCTGAGGCAGAAAAAGATTATCCACCTTTTATTGTCAATAAATGTTTGGCATCATTTACTGATACTATTTTGTATGCCAATGAAATGAATAAAAATTGTCATCTTCCTAAAAAATTACAATACGATTTTTTTATAAATAGTTTGAAACCGAGGAAAAGATTTTCTCCTTGGATCAAAAAACAAACTCTTGAGCATCTTGAATTGGTGAAGGAGTATTATGGTTACAGTCATAATAAAGCTCTAGAAGCATTGAGGATTCTTAGGACCGATCAACTTGATTTTATAAAAAAATCGTTAGACAAAGGTGGAACTAAATGACAACTGATATTGAAATACAATGGCAACAATCTGATATGGTTGAAGTTGCTTTAGGACAACCAGATGATTTTCTGAAAGTCCGTGAGACTCTAACTAGAATCGGTGTCGCTTCTAGAAAGGAACGAAAGATTTATCAATCTTGTCACATCCTTCATAAACAAGGTAAGTATTATATTGTTCATTTCAAGGAACTGTTTGCCCTTGATGGAAAGAAAACAAATCTTTCATTGAATGATTTACAGCGTAGAAATCGAATCATTCAACTTCTTTCTGATTGGGGTCTTGTTACTGTAGTTAATCCAACTAGTATTGAAGATGTTGCTCCTTTAAACCAAATTAAAGTTTTATCTTTCAAAGATAAAGATGAATGGACTTTAGAAAGCAAATATAATATTGGACGGAAAAAGCAAGAAGTATAAACCGAACAGTAAATGTATGGTTATCAGTACGTTTCTTTTTTAAGCGTGTTACTATATAATAGTAAGAGATGCCTTCGGGATCTCACTTAAACACTCGCTTATTCAAGGAGCAATCAAATGACAAATACATATACCTGGGATGTTTATACTCCCTTTGGTGTAGGGTTAGAAAATATTTTTAATAGGCTTGATGCTATGTCAGGTCATAACACTAGTTACCCACCATATAACATTATCAAAAACGATGAATCTAATTACGAAATTGAAGTTGCTTTGGCAGGATTCAAATCAGAAGAGATTGAAGTCTCTACAGAACAAAACATTCTCCGAGTTACCTCGAAGGTTTCGAAACGAGATACTGAACGAACTTACTTACACAAAGGTCTCTCCAAACGTTCCTTCTTTCACAGTTGGCAACTTGCCGACGACGTAAGAGTATCTTCTGTTGATTTTGCTGATGGTCTGTTGGTAGTATCTTTAGAAAAAATTATTCCAGAGCATCAAAAGAAAACGGTATATAAAATTAGTAATGTAGAATTACCCGTACCAGAGTTCTTGACGGAAGATCGTACTTCAAACTTTCCTGGAGAAAATAATAAATAATTAAGTATCGTCGGCGCGGGAGTTCCCTTGGCAAATATCAAGGGGGGCTCCCATTTTTTTATTATGTGGTATAATGTAATTACTGAACTATAAACTTATGAAGGAAGAGATAAAAATAGTGATGTTTAAAAATGGGCATCACATTATTTCCAAAATAAATGAATTGTATGTTGAAGGGAGAGAAGATCCAATTTGTTTTCTTTTAACAGCACCTTTAATAATCACATACAAATCACCAAACGAAGGTGAGTTAGAATTGTCATTTACTTTATGGTCACCATTTTCAAAAAGTGTAGAATTTAGAATACCATTTGATCATGTTTTAAGTGTGGGCGAACCTAAAGAAGATATTTTAGAAAAATATCTTGAGATAGCAGCACCTTTAATTGAAAAATTAGAAGAACTAAAACAAGAGCAACAACAAAATACAAATATTGAAACGGAGGAAAATTCATGAGCACATCTATTGTTATTCTGAAAACAGGTGAGAAACTAATTACTGATTTACAAGAAGCTTTTAATGGAGATGACGAAAATAGATCTGGCATTTGTCTGATTATGAGACATCCGTATGAGCTTTCTCTTGCTCCAGCGGATGATGATAACGAACTTGATTTGAAAGTAGAGTTTACTAAGTGGTGTCCATACGCGATAGATGTTGAATTTAGAATTCCATATGATTCTGTAATTTCTATAGGCAAACCTGATCCTACTTTAGCAGAGGCTTTTGAAGCTAAGGTACAAAGAATTGAAGAAACTGTGACAGAAGAAACTAGTAATTTTGCTGTACAGCAGCAGGCAATTGCTGAAGCACTTGCTGAAATGTCGGCAATTCCTCAGGGTAACTATGTTGTGACATCTGCTTCCGAAGAAAATGATTAAGGCAATTAAATTTGACGGTGACTGGATCGTTTCAGAAATTGAACAAATTGAGGATGCGCCGTTCGGAGAACCTGATTGTGTGCTAAAATATCCGTATCAAGTGGATGGAGAATGTTTGTCGGCGTGGCCTAGATACACAGATGAAAGAGAAATCATTGTTAGATCTTCTGAAATAACAGTTATCTGTGATCCAAGAACATTCCTCCTCAGTTCTTATATTAATGTAGTTGGCGAAGAGAAAGCATGAAATTTTATACCAGTGTTGAACAATCTGGAAATAACATTCTAGTTCGTGGTTATGAAAATGGTAAACAATTTCAAGATAAAGTACAATTCAACCCCACTCTATTTCTTCCCACATCAAAAGATTCGGAGTGGAAAACTTTAGATGGTAAAAATGTTCGTCCTGTTCAGCAAGGAACAATTCGTGATGCAAAACAATTTGTGGAAGAACATAAAGACATTGAAGACTTTGAGATCTGTGGTCAAACTAGATTTCTAAATCAATACATTTTAAATGAATATCCTGATGATGAGATTAAATATGATGTAAGTAAAATTAGAATTTTTACTATTGACATCGAGACTGGTGCTGAGAATGGTTTCCCAAACATTGAAACTGCTGACCAAGATATTTTGGCTATTAGTATTCAAGATAGCAATACTAATCGTATTACTGTTTTTGGTGCTAAATCATTTAGAAATGAAATGGCGGATGTTGACTATCTTCATTTTGAAACTGAGACAGGTCTACTCAAAGGTTTTCTTCACTGGTGGTCTTCTAATTATCCAGACATTATTACAGGATGGAATGTTCAACTATTTGATATACCGTACATTCTTCGTAGAGTAGAACGTCTTCTTGGCGAGAAAGAAGCACGTATGATTTCCCCATGGAATAATATTCTGTGTCGTGAAATTTATATTAAAGGACGTAACCAGATTGCTTATGACATCAGTGGTATTGCTACACTTGATTACCTAGAACTATACAAAAAATTTACATACACTAATCAAGAATCATATCGTCTTGATCATATTTGTAATATAGAACTTGGTGCTCAAAAACTGGATCACAGTGAGTTTGATACATTCAAAGAATTTTATACCAAAAATTGGCAGAAGTTTGTTGAGTATAATATTCATGACGTTCGTCTTGTGAATCAACTTGATGACAAGATGAAGCTACTTGAACTTGCTGTTACTATGGCATATGATGCTAAGGTCAACTTTGAGGATGTATATTCTCAAGTTAGAATGTGGGATAACATCATTTATGTTTATCTTGCTAAACAAAAAATTACTATCCCACCAAAGAAAGAAAGCACTAAGGATAACAAATACGCTGGTGCTTATGTCAAAGAACCTATTCCTGGAATGTATGATTGGGTTGTGAGTTTTGACCTTAACAGTCTGTACCCACATTTAATCATGCAATATAATCTTTCACCAGAAACTCTTCTTGGGCATAGACATCCTAATGCTACCGTAGATCGTTTATTAAACAAAGAATTAGATCTTCGTGATCTTGATGGGCAAACTCTTTGTGCCAATGGTACATTTTATGATACAACTTACCAAGGATTTCTTCCTAAGTTGATGGACAAAATTTACCAAGAACGTACCATCTATAAAAAGAAGATGCTTGCTGCCAAGCAGCAGTATGAAAATAATCCTAGTGTTGAATTGAAGAAAGAGATTGCTCGCTGCAATAACATTCAGATGGCACGTAAGATTCAACTCAACTCTGCCTATGGTGCTATCGGTAACGAGCACTTCCGTTATTACAAACTTGAAATCGCTGAGGCAATCACGCTTTCTGGGCAGTTGTCAATCCGCTGGATTGGTAATAAAATGAATGCCTATCTCAATAAGATTTTAAAATCAAAGGATATTGATTATGTTATTGCTTCTGATACTGATTCTATGTATCTTAATCTTGGTCCGTTGGTGGACAAGATATTCGCTGGCAGAGAGAAAACTAGTGAAAGCATTGTTTCTTTCCTTGATAAGATCTGTGAGATGGAACTTGAGAAGTATATTGAAAGTTCTTACCAGGAATTGGCAGACTACCTCAATGCCTATGAACAGAAAATGAAGATGAAGCGTGAGAACATTGCTGAGCGTGGTTTCTGGACTGCCAAGAAACGCTATGTTCTTAATGTGTGGGATAGTGAAGGTGTACGATATACCAAACCAAAGATGAAAGTTTGTGGTATGGAAACTGCACGTTCTTCAACTCCTGCTTACTTCCGAGATAAACTTACTCAGGCATATACAATTATTATTACCAAATCTAATGATGATATTTTAGATTTTATTGATGAAATAAAAAATGACATCAAAAAACAAGACTATTTAAATATTGCTTTTCCCCGAGGTGTAAATGGATTGGAAAAATATAAAAGTGTGGCGACCATATTTGGAAAGGGATGTCCCATTCAGGTCCGAGGTGCATTATTATATAATCACCTTGTTGGCAAGCTTAAACTTACTCATAAGTATCCTCTTATCCAAGAGGGAGAGAAAATTAAGTTCCTCTACTTACGAACACCAAATCCGATCCAACAAAATGTAATATCATTTTTCCAAACACTTCCTCCAGAATTTAATCTTGAGAAGTATGTGGATTATAAACTTCAATTTGAGAAGTCATTTTACGAACCACTCAAAAATGTGCTAGAATGTATTGGGTGGGATAGCGAGAGAAAGGTCTCTCTTCTTAGTTTCTTTTAGGAGTCTATATGGATTTTTTATCACAAATAATTAAAGATAGTAAAAATGAATACGTTGGTCTTGTCAGTGACGGGATTGCTGCTGGTGATGTTGAATCTTTTATTGATACTGGGAGCTACGTGTTTAATGCCTTGGTTTCTGGTTCGCTATTTGGAGGTATTCCATCCAACAAAATTACTGCTCTTGCTGGAGAGTCGGGCACTGGTAAGACTTTCTTTTGCCTTAGTGTTGTACGTAGTTTCCTTGATAGCGATCCTAATGCTGGAGTCATTTATTTTGAAACTGAGTCTGCCATTAGCAAGAACATGATCGAAAGTCGTGGTATTGATTCTAAGCGAATGGTAATCTATCCTGTGGATACCATTGAAGAATTCCGTACTCATGCTGTTCGTATCATTGATAAATATATAGAACAACCTAAAGAGGAACGTAAACCTCTTATGTTTGTTCTCGACTCTCTTGGTATGCTATCTACGAACAAGGAAGTTGAAGATGCTTCCAACGATAAAAATGTTCGTGACATGACTAAAGCACAACTTACCAAATCTGTGTTTAGGATTCTAACATTGAAACTTGGTAAAGCAAATATTCCAATGCTAGTTACAAACCATACTTACGATGTTATTGGCTCTTACGTTCCTACAAAAGAAATGGGTGGTGGTGCTGGTCTTAAGTACTCTGCTAGCACGATCATTTTTCTTTCCAAGAAAAAAGAAAAAGACGGAACCGATTTGGTCGGAAACATTATTAAGTGTGAGGCGAAGAAGTCCCGTTTAACCAGAGAAGGATCTAAAGTAGAAACACGTTTGTTTTTTGATGAACGTGGGTTAGAAAAATACTATGGTCTATTAGAACTTGGGGAAGAAGCAGGCATTTGGAAAAATGTTGCTGGTCGATATGAAGTTGATGGTAAAAAAGTTTACGCCAAAGAAATTTTAAAGAATCCCGAAAAGTATTTTACTGATGATATAATGGCTAGGTTGGAAGAAAAAGCACGAGAAGAATTTCTTTACGGGGTAGCAGATGACGGAGAGGATTGAATTTACTATCTTAAGAAATCTAGTTTGTAATGAAGATTTCTATCGTAAGGTAGTTCCTTTTGTCAAACCAGATTATTTTACTGAACAACACGAGCGTGTTATTTACGAAGAGGTCTGGGACTTCGCTAGCAAATATAAAATGATGCCAACAGCAGAAGTCTTAGTTATTAATTTACAATCTAGGAAAGATTTAGATGAGGAAACATATACAAACGCTGTTAAGTCAATTAAAGACTTCAATCAAAATGAGGTTGAACATCAATGGTTGCTCGACACCACAGAAAAGTGGTGTAAAGATAGAGCCATCTATCTCGCACTCTTGGAGTCTATCAAAATCGCAGATGGCGGCAATCCGAAAGTATCAGCTGATGCGATTCCAAGCATTCTTCAAGATGCCTTAGCAGTATCTTTTGAC